CGAACTGACGAATATTGCGATCGCTCGATGACACCATGACGGCGGTGTCGCCGAACGTGTCGAATTGCCATGTCGTGGCGTCGAGCGCCAACGAGGCGACCGACCGCGGCGTGCCATAGGTGTCGACACCATAGGGCCCGGCGCCATAACCCGCACCGCGGATGCTGTCGACGCGGCCACCGACGAAGCCGGCCGGCGTGATGTCAGTGAACTTGTCGTCTTCGGCGACGAACAGATTGGAATGGGTCCCGATCAGAACATAGGTAAATCCGAGATCGCTGGTGAACGCGAGACCGCCGCGCGCGACGCCCGTCACCTTGCCGGTGCCCATCTGTTGCCAGCCGCCGATCGGCTTCAACCGGCCATTTTCCCAACGGATCAGATTGCCGTCGAACCAGCGCCCGGCCGCTTCATAGCGCGTCCCGTTCCGAAAAATCCCGGGCGGCAATTTGATTGGGACGGGCTTGCCCATTACTGCACTCGAATGATGAAGTTGAGCACCAAAGCCGGTTGCACGTTGTTGTGGGGCACGTTGCCGCCGGCACTGTCGGCTTGCGTGATGCCAGTGAGGCTGTCCGTGGTGTTGACCGTTGCTCCCGTCGTGACCGAAGCAAGACCACCGCCGCCAGATTGAGCCTGAAAGCCACCCGATGGATTGGGTTGAATGCCGTGATGGTGCTTCGGGTCGGTGATCGGGTGGGTGTGTGCGGCGAGCTCGGCGGCCAGGAGCATATGATTGGCCTCGCCGAACGAATTGCCCAACGCCCGGCAATCATATTGCGGGACGTGCGACTGCACCGCCGACTTGCCGATAATGACGCGTTCGCCGCAGTCTGGAATGTTGAATGACGCGCCATCAACGGCGCCGTAAATCGTGCCGATCGCGCCGAACAGCAGCGGGAACGCCGCACGGGACAGCGAGCGGCCATCGCAAACCAGATAGTAGCCGCCGGCCGGATCGCCGGTGCCGGCCCACATCTTCACAGTGCCAACGGGCTCGGCGAGATTGGCCGCGTTGCCGGCATGAAAAACCTGATTGCTGCCGACATAAGGTGTCGTTTCGAGCGTAACCTTCCCCGTCGCACGTTCGACGAGGATCGGGTTACCGAGCAACGTGGTGCCGACATCGTCGAAGCGCCACAGGCCGAAATTGCTGCCGGCATTGCTGCCGTTCTCGGCGGACGCTTCCCAGCCGAGCCACCATCGCAATTTCGCACTTCGATAGTAGTTGACGAGAGCGGCGACATTGTCCGACCGATCGAGATCGTAGCTCTGCGCCTTGGCGTTACCGTTGCTGCCCGTCATGACGACAACGAGCGGCTTGCCGGGCCCCAGGAACTTGGCGTCGATCGCCGTCCAGTTGGCGTTGTTTTTCGTCCCCCATGTGTCGGAAGACGAGCCGACTTCCGGCAGCGTGAAATTCAGATTGGGGGTAAAACTGTCGGGCATTTCGCCTCACTCCAAAATCCGACCGAGTGACAGTTGGATCGTCAACGGGATCGGATTTTCATCGCTGATTTTCAGGTCGCCTTTCTTGATCGTCGCGAGCTCGATGTTGCAGGGCCGATCAAGAAAAACCTGCACCTTTTTCATGTACTCTTTGAACTGTCTGGTCTCGCCCTTTTCAGGATGATCCTGATCAATGAAGCGGGCGAACGATCCACTTTCGTCGCCGGTGATCTCGGCGATCATCCGTTTGCTGGCTTGCTCCTGTGCCGTCGCAATCGGCGCCAGCGCCGTCAGATTGAGCGCCACCGTCCCCCATGCGCTACCGAGCTTGTATTTCGCATGCGCGACGGTCGTTTTGGCGCCATCCTTGACGACCACGTCATAGGTGCCATCGAGGGCTTTCAAAGCCCCATTGATCTCAAGACAGTTCTCGATCGTCATCGGCGATGACGGATCGGCCGCATGTGCGGCAGCGGTCAAGCACAGCAAAGCAACCAAAACTTTCACACACGCCTCCTATTGCCCAATCAGTTTCCAGTTCGTGCCATTCCACCAGCCAAGCTTTTTCAATGCGCCGCCGCCGGCCGTGATGTTGGTGCCGAAGGTCGTGCACGTGGTGTCGGCGCAGCCGGTGGCGATGGCGTCGGTGATGTAGGCCAGCGTTCCAGCCGGCGGCGCTGCCGGCAGGCTGGCGAACGCGCTGCCGGTCAAATCAAGTTGGCCCTGACCGGGGTCGACCGTGCCCGCACCGATCACCACGCCGCCCATCACTTGAAGCGACGTGATGCCGGGGCCAGCCTGACCGATCGGCGTCGCCTTCAATTGCAGATACAGAGGGAAATTACCTGCGCTCCAAGCCACCGGCGTAAAGCTGACAAGCACCACATTATTTGGGCCATATCCGGCTCCAGTCCAACCACGCCAACCGATGATCCCCGTATTGAAGCCAAGCCCCGGCATCGTTTCCGCGCCGAGCGTACCGTTTGAACTGAAAAGAAAGAGGCCCGGCGGCAGTCCAGCATAGCCATACATCGCAATGCTGGGCGCCACCGCTGCGGGGCCAACGATCTCAAGCGCAGTACCGGCGGTCAGAAACCCCGGCGGCGTGCCGCCCTGCCCCTGCCAACGCATCCGGCCAGTCGGGCCATCCATGAAAAAATTGGATGCGCCTGTCTGCAAGCTCCACAGCCCATTTGCGAAGATCGCAGGCGCTCCAGCCGTCCAGTAGCCAGGATTGGTCAGATTGTAATCGAGAAGGTGAACCGACCAGTTGTCGAACACCAAAGTCGACGCTTGAAAATGCACGTTGTCGCCGCTGTGCGTGCCGGCATAGGTGCTATAAAAATTCATCACGCTGTTGGGATTGCCACCGCCATAGGCGGAGTGGTTGCCAAAGCTGATGTTCACGTCAAACGAAAATGTGGCCGCCGCCGTGATGCCGAAATCCATGATGGGAGCGGAACCAACTGCCCAGGCAATCTGTCCAGTTGCAGGAGCGTAGAGGCCGCACACGCCGCACGCTTGCAGGCGGAAATTGGGGATGTTGGCTGAGCCCGCGTTGATTGCCTGAAAATTGGTTTGTGCAAAAAAGTTGCCGTTGGCGGCGAGAGCACACCCGGACGAAATCAACAAATTGCAGCCACTCGGTGCGACCGCTGAAATGTCCAGCCAATTGGTGACGGTGGTGTCGGTGGCGCCAAACTTGAAACCGCCGGTGGCCGGCGCCGAAAGCGTCATGGCGAATTGGGAATTCGCCGCCTTCCAGTATTCGAAAGCAATCAGCTGACTTGCGCTGGCGCCCCCCGTGATCGTCTGCGGCCCGACGTTGAGGCAGGCGATGCCCATCGAGCCGCCTTCGCAGTCGATGCCGAAAGAAAACGTCAAATGCGTCGTGACAGCATTAAGCACGATGCCGCGCAGGGTGCTGGCCGACGCACCAGTCCCTTGCAACCCGACGAGAATACCAACCGACTGCGTGGTGCCAGTATTGTCGTCGACGCCGGTATCGACTTCCAAGCCGATAAGCGAGCGATTGCCGAGCGCCTTTTCAATGAAATCTGAGCGAACAGTTTTCGCGTACAGGTGACCCATGCCATCGCTGTCTTGAACGACAGCGGTCATGCCCCAACCGATGGCGCCGGCCGCGGTGACGGTGGTGAACCCTTGAACGCCGACGCACGCCCCATAATTCGGGTAGACCGCTGTCGTCACCGCGCAATTCGCATAGCCGCCAACAGCATTTGCTTGCGTCAGACTGCCAACCGTGATCGCCTGAAAATCGAGAACGCCACGAATGACGTCGTACATCTCCCCATTGCTGACTGAGAATGGGAGATAAATCTGCTTCGCCGTCAGGGCGCCGTTGTGCGCAAGCAGCACTTGACCATCGGCAGCAAGTGCGGTCTGCGAGGGACCAAAGTTGCCGGTGACGAAATTACCATTGACAAAAAGTTGGTGAACAAAGCTTGTATTCGCCGCCGCATTCGAATTGTCATTCGATGGCACCGTCGGGACATTCACAAACCCGACAAATTGATTTGAACCAAGCCAAACATTATTCGCACTCAAGATGCCGGGATAATCAGCCTTGGCCGCAAACGCTTCGTTGAGCCCCATCGGGTTGACCGGCGAGACCGACGAACAGCCGAAATTGGCGCAGAGAACCGCGCCTTGAACAAAGTTGCCGGGGGTCTGCGCAGCCGCACCGCTGAGCGCGCCCAGCAGAAACAGCAAACCGGCAAGCGTCTTTTTAACCAAGGACATCACCGCCTCCGAGCTTGCTGGTGCCAAGCAGAAACTTGGAAGTGCCGGCACAAATCCACTTGTTGGTCGGCACCACGAAGAAAACCCAATTCGCCGCGTCGAGTGGCGCGACAATCAGGCCACCGGTGGCTGAAAAAACCCCGACACCCGCAGACGCGACAATCCCGGTGCCGCTGAGCGACACCGCGGGCGTGGCGCCCATCTGCGCCGCGAACACACCGGCTTGCACGACCACATTGTTCATGTCAGTTGCAGAATTCCTGTTGAGGCATCGAACGTGACCGTCAGAAAGTTGCCGTCTGCCAAGTTCATTTCGGTGTCAAAATCCCACCAGCCGATCAGGCTTTTGTTGGGCGACGCATCGTTGTAGAGAACGCCAAATCTGAATTGCGGGATCGCGCCGCCGGCCGCGGTAATCACGACATTGGCCGCAGCGACCAGCTTGTAGACGCCATTAGCCTGTTGCGAGGATGCGATTGGCACGGTGGGGCCACCCGCCGCATAGCCGTGCCCTGCGGCGATCTCGACGATATTGGGCGCCACGGTGTTGACCGGATTTGGCATGACGTCAGTCAGCATGATCCGCAACGGGTCGCTGCCAAGATTGTGCACCTTGTTGGCGACGTCGGCGACGAAGCAGAAAAACTTGTTAAATCCAGACATCAGCTGTACCCGCTTCCTCTGCGCCGCATCACCAAGGGCCCAGCGTTGTAGGTCGCCTGTTCGCTCAAATCGTTGAGATCGGAAATTGCCGCGGCGACGCCCGACGCCCACACCGCAATGCGATCATCATCGTGCAGGTAGGGCGCAGCTTCCATCAGCGTGCCATAGAGATATGCGTCGGGCGCCAAAGCCAAAAGCCAATTGGTCTGCACCGCAGAATTCAGCGGCGGCAGATAGACCCGATAGACCATTTCCACCTGATAAGTATTGTCCGGCATCGGCAGCAATTCGATTTCATTGCCCAATACCGTGAACCAAATGGGCGCGCCCGGGTTTGGATATTTGACGCGAAGATCGTCAAGCTGCGCGCCGGTGGCAAAGCTGAGCCGCGGCTTGAATGGCGGGCTCCCCAAGGTCTTGATCAGACGAATGCGACGCATCGTCTGAAAATCACTCGGGAGGACCAGAAATTCAGGCTCTGGCACCGTGATATCGATCGTCGAAACGCACCGCGTTTCCATCTGACGACACAGCAGCTTGCGATTTGCCTTGGCCTCGAAAAGCCGGATGAACGTCGGCACCTGCACAGCGATGTCGACGCGGCCAAACAGCCAATCTTGGCATCGCTGCACAAGATCATCATAGGTGGCAATGCCCGATGCCGACGCGGTCATAGATGCCCCCTGCCGGTGCGGAGATAGAGATACTCGCTGCTGTTAAGCAGCTTCCGCACCGCCTCGCGGTGGTCCGGGTTGAGCGCGTCGACCCCCTTCTCGTGCAGCCATTTCAGATAGATTTCTTGCGGGATGCGCGCCACGTGCTTGAAATCGCGCGAGGGCGACCAGTTGTCGGCGTGATTGGCATCGTGCTTGTTGGCGTCGAGCACCGCCTCGACATCGCCATGGCTCTTGACCACGACAGTCTTGTCATCGAGCCGCTCGATGGTGTGCGTCAGCCCGGCAAAATCATCGTGGTAAAGAAGCTCGGCCATGTCATGCGAGCTCGTAGTGTTCGCGGAAATACTGTGCCGTCACCAACACCTGCGTCGCGAGATGATCGATCGGATCGCGCACGATCATGTCACCCTCTTTCGGCGATCCGGCTGCGATCGCTTCCGGTGACGTGATGACACCGGTCAAATCCTCGCCCAGGACATAAGGGCGGGCATGAGCGATCATCGTGTGTCGGTACATGGCAAAATCAGACGGGGGCATTGCTGTCCTCCCTATTTGACGATCTCGACATGCCCGCGCTCAACGAGAACCTTGGCGACGGCTTCCGGGACGTCAGCCTCTTGCCCGTTCTCCAGCGCAAGCGCCTGCGTGCCCGTGAACGGGCGCTGATCGGTGATGCATCGCACCCGCACCAGCTTGGCATCGCCAAGATCAAGCGCATCCTGCTTGGGCTCATCCCAATCAGGCTCTTTGTGTTTCGACATGCGAAACTCCCTTGGTGTTTTTGAAGGTGGAAAAGAGGGCGGCGCGAGCCGCCCCGTAGCGCTTGCACGCGTCAGGCGACGGCGGCGACCATCGCGTGGGCTTTCTCGTTGCCCACGATCGTGCCCCACTCGCACGAGACCAAGCGGCGCATCGAAAGGCCGGTCTTGGCGAGCGGCTCATTCTTCATGCCCATCAGCCAACCGATCTCGGCATAACCGGGATCGAGGATCAGGATGGTGCCGGGATCGATGAAGCGGTCCGGCACGATTTGCAGCTGGCCGAAATCGCTTTCATAGACGTCGATCGCCGCGATCAGCCGGCGATCTTCGGCCTTTTTGAACCGCGTCGCGTTGCCCGTGAACGTCGAGATCAGCGTCTTTTGCGTGCCCGAAACAAACGCATATTTCGGGTTGCCGCCTTGGGTCCAGGCTGCCTGAATGACCTGCTTGAAGATGGTTTCGGTCAACGGGCGCACGGTGCCGGGAACGCCGGGCGTGACCGGGTAGCCGCCACCGCCGACCGCGGCCGGGCTGCCCGATCGAAACGCGGGCGCGCCGGTCGCGCCAAACGACACGTTGGTTTGCAGAAATGCCGCGATCGCGGCCGTCTGCCGTGCCGTGGTGCCCGCAGCGCCAGGGACCGCAACGAGAGCGGGGCTGCCCATCAAGCGGCTTTCCATGTCACGCTTGATCTCTTGCGTGCCATACAAGACTTGCTTGGCGAGCTTTTGAATGTCGCCAGCACCCGTCACCGCCTCGTCGGTGGACGACACGCCTTTGGTCTTGGTCATGATTTGCGTGTAGTTGGCGAGGCGCAGCGCCGTGGTGGGCGCATCATTCGGGGTGTCGTCACCCTCGATCTTGGCGTTATTCGGGTTCGCCGCGGCGAGCTCGACAACGGGCCACTCGTGAAGGGTGTTCTTGAATTTACCCTTTCGACCTACGGACTGCATCCCCGGCGTTTCGAGCGGGGAGATTTTGTAGACGTAATCCTCAAGGTCTTCACGGATGATGTTGCTGGGAGGGGTGTTGAAAGTGTAGGTGGTGCCAGTACCTGCCGGGACTGCCATTTGCCAGCCTGTTGAGCCTTTCTTTCACAGGGCCAATCAAGGTCCGATCAACAGCGCGACTGCGTCATCGATGTTGCCGGTCTTGTTGAATTTCTCCTGCGCGGCCTTCCTCGCGACTGTTTTGGCGGCTTTCGGCGGTTGACGTGCTCCCGGTGCTGGAACCTGCGGTGCTCCCTCGATCTTACCCTTGGCCTTCGCCAACGCCGCTTGGTGGTTGTCCCACTTGCGCGCCTTGTCGAGCATGACCAACATGCGATGGTCGTAGGCTTGATCGAGCTCCGCATCAGAAAAGCCATAGGTCTTTGCGGCTTCCCGCATCGCCTTCATTTCCGCCGGTCCTTTTTCCGGGTGCGCGAGCACCGGGATCGCTCTGACCAGCTTGACGCGCTCACCATCGAGATACTGCCGGGTCGCTTGCGCGATCTCGACGGCCTTCTCGTTGGCGATGCGCTTTTGCTCTTCCTTGACCGCGTTACGCTGGCTCTCGCGCCGCTGAAAATCAGCCCATTCCGCTGCGTAGCGGCCCGGGTCAGATTGGCGAAGCGTGTTCCATTGCTCTGCGGTCGGTTCTCCGCTTTCGGGCCCCAACCGTTCTTGAATGACGCTTAACACTCGCGAATATTCGTCGCGCTGCTGACGCGCAGCTGCCTGTTCAGCCTCGATCGCCCTGCGGGCGTTCGCGACTTCTTCGGTTTTGCGCGTATAATCAGCCTGCCGCTGATACCCGGCGAGCGCCTCTTTCAGGGTGACACGTTCATCCTTGCCGTCGATCTTGACGGTGTAGAACGGCTCCGTACTTGGTTCGCCTTCGCCTTCGCCTTCGGCATCCTGACCGTCACTGTCCGCTTCCGGCTCAGCCTCGTCGGTCCCCTCATCGGGGGTGTCGCCGGCAGCTTCCTCGGAAACGTCAGCGGGTTGTCTTTCGCCAACGAGTGGCGCCGCATCTCCCTTGTTATCGCCCTCTGATTTGCCATCGGCCAGGAGACCGTCGGCGAGGTCGGTCAAGGAAACGAGATCGTCGTCATCGGGCGGCAATATGCTCTCTCCTGTTTTGAGCACATCTCA